CTGATGTTCTTGCTATGGAAGATGGAATCAGTGATAGTGGTATTAAAGCAGAAGCATCTAGTCCAGCTACGCCATTTAACATATTCCTATCTGACACTGGAATATATGCGCTAGAAATTTCTGTTCTTAAATCATCTACAGCTGAAAGAGCAGCATTTAAAGAAGCGGTACGTGCAGCATTTGTTGCCGTAACGGCTCTTGCATTTGTAAAATATAAATTTGTGCCTTCTGGTAATTGGGTTGTTGATGTAATTGGTGACGGAACTTCAAAATTAGCTAATGAAGAATCAACATAGCTTCTAGTGTCAGTAATTAATGGGTCTACTATTGCGGATACCCTATTTGTTGTGAAATATAAGTTTGTTCCTTCTTCTATGTCTGAAGTAGTAATAAGATTAATTGCGGTGTTAATTTTTTGATCTGTAATTTCTCCCGCTGCAGTTACTGCGCTTGCAGATTTTGTTGTTGCATCTGCCGCTGCGGTAGTAATTGCTTCTTGGAATTTTGATGCTGTATGTGAATTGGCTGAATTTAAAGCTTGTGCTGAAGATCCATAAACATCAAAATATCCGTCTCCTGCAGTCCTTGCTCTTGCATTAGTAAAAAATAAATTTGTTCCTTCTAGAAGACTTGATGTTGTAAATGGACCAGAATTATTTATAGCGTTTTGAATTGCAGTAGCAGCCTCTGTATCTAACGAAATTTGATCTGGTAATTGTGACAAAGGTATCTTGCCGTCAGAATTCAGGGTAGCAATTCCATTTGCTTGTCCTGGCTTGAATGCATAGTTTGTAAGTAGATTCCATCTTTGGAATCCGTTTCCAATTTTAAATTTAAGTGTATCGGTTTCTATTCCAATTTCACCATTTAAAAGAAGTGGATTGTTTGTTGTCCAATTTGCTGCAGTGTCTCTTCTTAATTGAATTTTAAATGCCATTATGAATTACCTCCATCGAGTGATGGTGCAGCGAAATCGTCAGACCCGCCACCCCCTAAAATCTCTTCTTCTGTTATTGCTGTTCCATCAAATAGTCCTGCGTCGAACAATGTCTCATCTACATATGATGGTTGATTTAAATTACTTAATGGGTTTCCTCCATCATATCCTACAATTTGTGGTAAAACTATTCCTGGTGTATTTGGATTAGATAATGATTTAAAGTCAACTTGGTTTTGAATATCAATTGTGTGTACGTCTCCATCAAATGTGTGCGTATGCATATAAAATGGAGTAGGGTCTGTACTTGGTGGAGTTAACTCTATCCACATTGTTCCATTATGAACACGTAAATTTTTAGTTACGGTATTGATGTATATTTCACCTACTTGTCCAAATACTGGGTCTGTTGACAAAGCTAACAGTTTAAGTGGTACTAGCATTTGTCTTGACATTATTATCCTACTACAACTACTCTGTATTCTCCAGCAGTTGGTGCTAAAGCAAAGTTAACGACTACAGCATTTGCATTTGATCTCTGAACATCTGCTTCTACCTGAGCAAAAGGAGTAGCAGCCTCAAATATTTGAACAGTTACATCTGTTGTTCCAAGATTGTGTGTTATCGTGTAAGAGGTTGCTGATGCGCCTAATGTTTCTGAATATTTTCTAGCAATTGCATGATATGCGGTTCCATTATTTGTTAATGTCCATGTATCAGATGTTTCATTCCATAAAATTTCTGTATCTGTTGAAGTTCCACGCTCTACAACAATTCCTGCATCTGTTGTGGGTGTTCCAGTAAATCCGCTATTAAGCTTTACCTTATTGTCTTCAATATTAATCTGTGTGGTATTTACAGAGTTAACAGTTCCAATAACATTTAAGTTTCCGCCAACTTGTAAGTTACCAGTTATTTCTACATTGTCTGGCAAACCAATTGTTACTGCGGCATTGTGTCCACTATTTGGAGAAACTGTAACTTCATTTGCTGTTCCAACAATAGTTGCTACATAGTCACCTGTTGTTTGCGTATCTAATGGTATAACTAAATTTGTATCGCTTGCTGATGTTAAACGACCCTGTTGGTCTACTGTAAATGTTGGTACTTTTGTAATTGATCCGTATGTGCCTGCTGTTACTGCGGTATTATCTAAATCTATTGTTGTTACATTCGTTGCGTCGTCAAATGTTTTTGTTAAGCCAACTCCGCCTTCTACGTAAGACCCAATTGCGTCTGTAATTACTTCTAGAGAGCCAGAAGTAGAAATCCACTCTGTACCATTCCAGAAATACAGAATATTGTTGCCAGTGTTATAGTAAATCTGACCTGATACTGGGCTACTTGGTGCTGCGCCTAAGTTTTGAATTCTAGCATTGAGCAACTCATTTTTGTTGAGGTCAATACTAACTAAAAATTTTCTTGCCATTTTTCTATCTCCTTTTTAGGACAGATATGCTGTCCCTGAAAATGGCTGGGCCATTGTCAATGTTAGTCTACTAGTACTATTATAGTCTATACCTGTTTCCAGTATATCACCTGAGCTTGATTTAACAGATACGTTTGGATGAAAAAGTAAATTGTGGTTTATTACTACTGAATACAGTCCATTTACTGGACCAGTGATCTGACTCATTTCCCAAGAATACATAAAGGATACCTGTTTATCTAAAACAAAGCTCTTCTCTACGCTCCAAGTATTTGAGGTTGGGGATTTTGGCCCCCAAAATCTTGTTGTTAAGGTATCAAAATAAAAATCTCCAGGGACGCCTAGAGAATTTGCTGGATTTCCCTCTCCGCTAATAATTGTTCTTCCAGGGGAACCTGAAGCTCTTACTACTACTAATGGATTATTTTCGGTGACAATTAGGCGGGTTGCCATTATAGGGTTACCGCCCTATTTAATGTTAAATATCCTTCTAGCAATCTTGTTACATTTACACTAGGGTCAACTAAAACTAAATCATAAGCAGATTTTGGATAAAAAAGCTTTTTTGTTCTATCTGCTGAAATAGAAACTGAAAGTTTTCCAAGTGAAGGTGTTATTGTTATTCCATCTATTTCTGAAAGGCTAAAGGCTAATTTTTTTCCACCTTGAGTATCTCTTACTTGCATTTTTGCTGTGTGGTGATTTAATTGTATAGGTTGATTGTCTTCATCGAGATATTGCAACTCAAAAGTAAACGTTGCATTCTCGTCTACTTGAAAATTTTTTTGAGCTGCCATTTTTTACCCCTAAAAAAGAAAATACCCTTACACTATTTTAGCATAAGGGCATTCCCAATTGACTAATAATTATTTAGCCACAAATCCGAATTCTTTGTTGCTTGGGCTTAAGGCCTTTAAAATTACTGGGGCAACTGCTGCTACTCCAGCTGCAATTAAATCCTTTGGATTTGTATTGCCAGTCATATATAGAGCCGTGGCTGCTGCCAGAAATGCTCTTCCGTATGTTCCAATTGCTGCTAGTATCTGCTCTTGCATGGTTACTTTCCCATCTTTATTTAAATCAGCTTTATCAAAGTTTTTGATAGCCATTTTTTATCATCTCCTCGTGGGCGGGGTGCCCATGAATTTTGGGTGTTATCCCAATCCTATAAGTCTACCACTAAGATGAAATATCTACAAGTTCGCAATTTCCGTCTGAGCTGCAAGCCAGGGTTGCATTTGTTGAAGTTCCGTCTTCTGTCTCATAAAATGATAGATCTTCCCAGCGAATATTAATAGGCATTTTTGCTACTAAGGTTTCGTATTCTTCTTTTGAAATTTCTTGATATGGGGCCTGCTTGTATGTATGCTCTGAGTGAGGCAGAAATGAAATACCAGAAACTTCATCAAAGTTTTTATATACCCATGCTCCTACTTCCATCCACTCATCTTCTTTTACAGAAACTGTAATAGAAGGCTTGTGTTCACACCAAGCACGTTGATATACAAGCCAAATGTTTAGGTGATCAATTGCTGTTAAATCATTTCTTACGATTGCACCCTCTGGTGCTTTTACTGGAAATGAAAATACATAAGTTTCATTCGGCTTCATAAAATCATCTTCTACTGGAATACCAACTTCTTTTAAAAATGTTGAGATTGGATCTCCTTTTGAACCACGAACTGTACGAACATAATATGGTGAATGCCAAGGATGCATGCCTGAAGATACTCCAACTAATTGAGATACTGTTCCAGAAGGTTTTACACATGTAATTGCCGCAGATTCAGGAATTCCAATTTTTCCAGACTCTTCTTTGTTTACTTCTCTTGCTTTTTCACGCAATGTCATCAAGAATGCTTCAAGTGCAATTAAGTCTTCTTTACCAGACATAAACTTATGACCAAATTGTCCAGTTAAAGAAACACCCAATAGTCTTTCTTCTTCTGTGTTGTCTTTCCAAATTTTACGAAGGTACTTAAAGTCTGTTAATGTAGACTGCCATGTCCCAAGAATAGTTGCTAGCTCTACCTTACGCTGAATGTCTTTTTTAGTATCGTTTTCACGCAATACGACTTCTGAAAGATTACAGAATTGATATGGGCGCAAAATAATTTCAGAACATGGGTTAGTTCCATAATGAATGTCTGGATCTCTTCGACCAAACTTTGCAGCCTGTGCTTGTGCTGCAGCTACATTATATATACCACGTTCTCCAGATTTAGAATCGTATAGAGATTTCCATTCTGCAATAAACTGTTCCATTTCTGGTTTACGAGAATATGCAACTGAGTTATTAGACAAAGCACGTTGTGGACTCTGCTCCCACCAATTACCAGATTTGGCTTGTGCCATTTCTATATCATTAATATTAGAAAGAGAAATCATTGCAGAGCGTCTAACGCCACCCACAACTACAACTTCTCCAATTTTACACATAATGTCGTGGCACTCAATTGGCTTAAGGTTTCTACCAGTTGCATTCTTAAATTTTGCAATAGTGAAATCAAAAAGATTTACCAAGGGTTGAGGTCCAGATGATCTTCCACCCATTGTCTTGAGTCTTGCTCCTGCTGGTCTAACTTTAGAAACATCTATGGCTGGAATTTGTCCAGACCAAAGTAATGCAAGTAATTCACGATATGCCCTTGCCCATCCTTGTTTTGAATCTTCTACAGTTATTACAGTAGTAGATTTTTCCAAAGATTCTGGAACGGCAGGAAGCTTATTAATATACTTATACTCAACGGAGAATCCAACCCCAGTACCACACATCAAAACATACATTGTTTCGTCAAAAGATCTTGGAGAATCTACTGGCAAAAAAGCGCAGTTATATCCTGCTACATTATCTCTTTCTAGTGCGGCGCCAGATGTCATTACTGCTCTCATTGATGGCATTACATTTCTTTCAAACACAAACTCTTTTAATTCCGCAACTAGCTTTTCATTTGGAATATAATTACAATTTTGTTTTAAATGATTTGTCATAAAAGAAAAATATCTATCTACTGTTTCTCCCCATGTTTCTCTGCGTGATTCTGACTCTACCCATTTAGCATATCTAGATAGTGCAATAAAATTTTCATAAGGATTATCAATAGTATTTTTCATGTTTCGCCTTTTTTCTTCCGATTTACGGATTAATTATTTTGAGTGAGGTATAAGTGTATCAAACTTTTTTCTAAAAGAAAAGAAAAAATATTTTTATTGTTGTTTTTTAGTTAACTGTAATATATAATACTATATATATAATATATATTGATTTGTTTGATTTGCTGACCCCCCGACCCCCCTATGGAATTATACTAAATAGATATTCTTTGTCAAGAAAAAAATTATTTGACATATTCTTGCTTAGAATGGTATGATTATACTTCGCTATCTCTAAAGGAGGAAATGCCAATGGAGAATATAAAGAAAAGCTTAAGCGATATTGTTCATCAATATGCTGCGATTACATTAACAGTAATGTTTTTGTTTTCCAACACAGTTCATGCAACAAATGCACAAGCTTTAATAGTACAACCAAAGACAGAAGTACAACTTAAGAAAGAAACCTTAGAGAAGTACAGCAATACTGTTTATAAGCCTTCACAAATGCTTTCAGACATTGAATTGAAAGAACTACTGGTTGCAGTAGGCTTTGAAGGAAAAGCCCTTAAAACGGCTTGGGCCATTGCTAAGAGTGAGTCTAATGGACGACCACTAGCGTATAATGGTAACAGGAATACTGGAGACAGTTCTTACGGAATTTTTCAGATCAATATGTTGGGTCAACTCGGCGTAGATCGTAAAGAAAAATTTAGCTTAAAGTCAAATGAGTCATTGTTTGACCCAACTAGAAATGCAGAGATAGCGTATTATATGACTGATGGCGGAAACAATTGGTCAGCTTGGAA